GCACGTGCAAGGGGTAAGGTTGTTAAAAGATGATAATATTATGGCAGCTATCCACGCCCGAAATGAAGAGGCGCAGAAACCCCTCATCGCCTCAAGAGAGCAGCGCCAAAGATTTTGGAGCGAAGTCATGCTCGATCCGGAACAGGAGATGCAGCATCGCCTCAAGGCGGCCGAGCTCCTGGGTAAGTCCGAGTGTGACTTCTCCGAGCGCCTCCAGATCGACGGGAGCGTCGAAGTAACCGTCGGCTTCCTGTTCGATCCGGCACAGCGACGCGCGCTCCTTGCCGAAGTGCAGGACGTGGAGTATGAAGCCCTTCCGTCTGAATCGTCCTGACGTGCATACTATGCAGGACAACTTCAGTGGGTGTCCTATAAGATAGCTTATGTTACATTGGAACAGATTGTATGCACGCGAGAGCGGAATATATACAGGTTGTCTGCTCTAACATTTTGCTTGACGTTGGCAATAATGATGCAGTGGGACTTTGAAATATTCCATGTTCCCCTCCGTTTGCCGGTACACATTCCATGTTCCGCCTCGTGTTCCGGCTGTTCCTTGACGAAAGCAGCCTTTCTCTTTGGGGTACTTTGCCAGCGGAAACGGCGTGAATCCAGTGGTAGAGCGGGTTTACGGCGACGGAGGATAAAAGAGGGGAGGGGGGGGCGCGCCGGGCGGTTGAATGATATATATATCCCTCTCTCGCGAATTTTTTATTTTTTTTTATTTTAGGTTCACTTTTTGAACCGTAGTTCACGAAAATACCCCCCCGGTACAGGCTCTTTTTTGTACCGCCTGTACCGCTTGCGCGAACGTGCCTATTGCAACGCTTCGCGAATTGTTGCTCTGTACCGTACAAATGTACCGTTTGTTCCCCTGCTCCGTGATATATAGCGTGAATGTGAGTCAATGATAACAGCTTGTTTACATCCGCTCAGAAATTTGTAAACACGGCACACCGGTACACCGGTACTGTGCCGGTACATGTACCGCTTGTACCGGCTGCAAGGGGTAGACGATTATGTAGCGGAACAACCGGTACAGGGGGTCTCTATAAGAGACCCCTGTACCGGTGTACCGCTATCGGCGTACCCCCCACTTTTTCCAGTTCCCCTAGGCATCCGCACGTTTCGGGCCATCTCTCTCCGAGAGGGTAGGGGAACAAAGCCCTTTGTGCCCCTCGCAATTGAAAATATTCTGACTTTGGGGGTTTCGGTGGTTTGTAAACATTTTCGGGGCTGTTTCGCAAAATCTACCCTGCGCCGGGCGCCCCGTACCCTTCGGGGCAAATTCGCTACCTTGACGCCGGGTTCCTAGACCGCTCCCCAGGGCGGTCTTTTTTTATGCCTACTCCACGAGCCGCAAGTTTGTTTGTGACTCGTGGACTGACTTTCAATCACCACAAATCAGGCCGTCTCTCCGGAGGCGGCTTTTTTGTATCCTTTCGAAGGGAGGCGTTCAACAATACGGCTGATGTTGGGTGATTGTATAGAGCGAATGAAGGAGATTGACGACGGTTCGGTGGACTTGACCGTCACGTCTCCCCCATACGACAACTTGCGAACGTACAACGGCAATAACGCTCTGTGGGGTGAGCATGTCTGGAAAGCGGCTATTAAAGACCTATACCGCGTTACCAAAGATGGTGGCGTGGTCGTTTGGGTTGTTGGTGATGCCACCATTAATGGTAGCGAAACGGGCACATCTTTTAAGCAAGCTCTTTGGGCCATGGAGTGTGGCTTTCGGCTGCACGACACGATGATATGGAGAAAGACCGCTACAGGTGGCGCGAGGGGTAGTCTGACTGCGTATAATCATGAACACGAGTTCATGTTTGTTCTTTGCAAAGGCCGCCCCGCGAGCGTTTCTATTATCAAGGACAAGCCAAACAAGAACGCAGGCCGCCGTGTCCGATATTCAACGGGAGGCAAGAACGGGGGCCGCGCATCTCGGTTCGGCCTGTGTGCTGAGTTTGGTCGGCGCGGGAATGTCTGGGAAATGGCGCCAGCATCGAAACACTGTGGGCGACATCCCGCACCCTTTCCAGAGGCGCTCGCCCGCGACCACATCATCTCGTGGTCGAACCCAGGAGACACCGTGCTCGACCCGTTTATGGGCAGTGGGACGACAGGCGTCGCATGCGTGAAAACGAAACGGGACTTCATCGGGATAGAACTTGACGATGGGTATTTCAAGATAGCGGAACAGCGAATCAGGGATACGGAGCCGCCTATTTTTTGAGGCGGCTTTTTTTATGCCTCAAAACCCCCGCGAAAACGCCCCTAGAATCAACGAGATTGGAAAAGAGGTATGGATATACCTTTTCTTGAAACTTGTTCGTTCTAGGGCCGTTTCTGACGGTCTAGGCTCGATGTAACGGATATATTCGTGTCGGATGACACTGTGTCTATGAGAGTAAGGCAGGTGGTTGTTTCATGGCGAAGAAGAAATCTCAGCCGTCTCCCGAGCAGCTTCAGCGGATGCGGGACACGGCGTTGCAGATAGAGGTGTGGGCGAAGAAGCCGTGGCGGTGGATTCGGGATTGCTGCGTGACGCAGGACGAGGCGGATTCGTCGTCGCCGGTGAAGCCGTTCCCCGACAAGGAGTATCTGCGATACATTGCGGATTTGTGGCAGAGGAGTTCGCTGCTGGCGATTCCGAAGAGCCGCCGGATGATGCTGACGTGGCTGATGCTGGCGCTGCATCTGCATAAGGCGCTGTTCTTTCCGCGAAGCGCGATCTTCATCCAGTCGAAGAAGGAGGACGACAGCGACTTCCTTCTGTCGGACAAGCGGATGCTCTTCATCTACGAGAATCTGCCGAAGAATCTCCCGTGGCCGAAGGTGACGCGGAAGTTCTGTTCCCTGGAGTTCTCGAACGGGAGCTACATGCGCGGCATCGCCCAGGGGCCGGATCAGTTGAGGCAGTACACGGCGTCGGCGATTCTGTGCGACGAGATGGCGTTCTGGGACAAGGCGGAGCAGACGTGGGGCGCGCTGAAGCCGACGGTGCAGGGAGGCGGGCAGGTGACGATGATTTCGTCCGCCGGGCCGGGGTTCTTCCAGCGGATAGTGGAGGGGAGGCTTACCGATGACAGGCGATGAGATCAATCATGTCCCCATCCCCGGCCTCAAACAGTGGACGACGCCGGACGGGATCGTTGTTCTCCAGGTCCATTACTCCGCCGACCCGGACAAGTCCGCTCCGGAGTGGAAGGAGCGGGAGATGAAGGGGCTTTCCCCGCAGCAGTGGGAACGGGAGTACGAGATCAACTTCAACGCTCCGGAGGGGAAAGCGTTCTTCCCGGAGTTCGATATGACGCGGCATGTGGCGTCGGGAGAGATGGAGCCGTTTGTCGGGAAGCCGGTGATTCGCGGATGGGACTTCGGACTTTCTCCCGCGACGCTGTTCGCGCAGTGGGGGCCGACGGGACAGCTCTGCATCTTTCACGAGATTCAGTCGTGGGACTGCGGTATCCGTGCGCACGGGGCCGTGGTGAAGGCGGATTCGTCGTCTCTCTTCCCCGGTTCCCGCTTCGTCGATTATGCCGATCCTGCGGGGATGCAACGGGCGCAGACGGATGAAAAGACGTGTTTCCAGCTATTGAGGCTGGAATACGGATTCGTGCTCTTTCCGGGGCCGGTGTCGGCGGTGGCGCGGAGCGAGGCGATACGGAAGCTCCTGACGACGACGACGCCGAACGGGAAGCCGATGCTGCTTGTCGATCCGCGATGCGCGTGGTTGATCGCGGCGCTGGCGGGAGGGTACCACCGGCGGGAGATCGGCGGTCGGTACACCGAAGACCCGGTGAAGGACGACTACAGCCATATCATCGACTGCCTCGGGTATGTCGCCGCAGGGCAGGGGCGGAGCGACGCCCGCGACGAGCCTATCAAGTATCCGGATGCGGATGTGTTTTAGCGACCGACACGCAATCAAAGATTGCGGTCGTCTGCTTATACGGCGGGAGCCGCCGGAAGTTCACGCCCGGGGAGAGGACTCGCCAAACGGCGGGACGCATACCTCGTGGAACCGGGAAGCCCAGCCTTTCTAAGGCTGGGTAGCTCACTCGAAAGGAGGTGGGTGTTATCGACGAGATGATTGAAATCATGGAGATGTCCACGGAGGTCGTCCCCGAGGGGAAGGACGAGCCCGAGTCGGAAGAGGAGCGCCTTGAGCGCGCGCTGGCGGTGGTGAAGGGCGACCGCGAGGCTTCCGAGGAGTTGCAGGAGACGCTGGCTCCGTTCCGCGAGGAGGCGTACCGGTTCTACCGGGGGCGCGCCCTGGGGAACGAGAGGGCGGGCCGCTCCAAGGTTGTGTCTTCCGACGTGATGGACGCCGTGGAGTGGGTCATGCCGTCGCTGATGCGGATTTACTTCTCCAGCGATATCGTGTCGTGCGAGCCTGTGGGGCCGGAAGATCAGACCGTGGCGGAGCGGGTGAGCGCGTTGCTGAACTATCAGTTCACGCGGCGCGGCGACGGATTCGTCGTGGCGTATAAATGGTTCAAGGACGCCCTGATCTACGGTCTCGGCGTGGCGAAAATATCGTGGGAGGATCGCTTCCGCGATGTGCCGTTCTCCGTGCCGGAGATGTCGGAGGGCGACTTCAACGCACTTTCGGCGGAGGACGGGATAGAGATCACCGGATTCGAGCGGGTGGAGATTCCTCCGGACGAAGTGTCGGTACAGCGGATCGTGCAGCAGACGGTGATGGGATTGCCGCCGGACATGCCCGACGACGAGAAGGCGGAGGCCGTGCGCATGGCCGTTGAGTCGATGCCGCGTCTCGCGACGTATTTCAACGTCGAGGGGAAGAGGGCGATTCTCGATTACTCGGGTCCGGTGTACGAGGTGATCCCGCCGGAGGACTTTCTGTACGATCCCGAAGCGGAAGAGTTGCGCGACGCCCGCTTCGTTATCCATAGAGTTTTCCGGACGCCTGACTACCTGCGGCGAATGGAGTCGGAGGGCGTGTACTTCAACGTCGAAGAGGCCATCGAGAAGGGGAACACGCAGCGCGACGGCGACAGGAGCGACAGGGAGAAGGGCTTCCGGAACGCGGAGAACGACAGGACAAACCCGTGGACGATGACGGAGAATATCGAGGACGCGGACAAGCGTCGTCCGCTGGAGTTGTACGAGTGGTGGGGGCTGTTCGATCCGGACGGGAGTGGACGGCTGACGCCGCACGTCATCACCGTTGCGAACGACGTTGTGATTCGTCTTGAGCGGAACCCTTACGATCACGGGGAGCCGCCGTTCGAGGTGCTTCGTCCTGTTCTCGATGTGCACAAGTTCGAGGGGATCGGCTTCGCCGACATGGTGAAGGAGTTCCAGGAAACGAAGACGAGCCTGCGCAGGCAAATACTGGACAACATTTCGTGGCAGAACAACGGGATGTGGGAGGTGCAGCGCGGGGCCGGAGTGGAGATGGAGTCGCTGGTGAACCCGCGTCCGGGCGGCGTCGTCCGTACCGACATGCCGGGGGCAGTGCGCCCTCTGACGCCCCCTCCGTTGCAGCAGGCCGGATTCATGGCGTTGGAGTTCGAACAGACGCAATTGGAGCAGCGTACCGGTATAACTCGTTATACGCAGGGATTGGATAGTCGTAGTTTGAATAAGACTGCCACGGGCATAACAGCAATAATGGGGGCGAGCCAGCAGCGCATCGAGCTGATTGCAAGGCTTTTCGCCGAGACGGGTGTGAGGAGCCTCTTCGTCAAGGCGCTTTCGTTGAACCGGCAGTTCGTGCGCGACGAGTTCGTCGTGCGGCTGTACGGGGAGCCTATCGTGATCAACAAGGACGACGTGTCGGGGCAGTTCGACATTCTGGTGTCCGTCGGCATTTCGGCGAGCAAGCAGGAGGTCGTGCAGCAGCAGATGATTCAGCTTATCCAGATGGCTCCGGGTTTGGCGCAGGCGCAGGTTATGACGCCGGACAACATCTACGCCATCATGGTGAAGCTGCTTGAGGGATGGGGCTTCAAGGACCACAGCCAGTTAATGACGAATCCGAACGTGATGGGGCAGATGACGCAGCAGATGCAGCAGATGCAGCAGCAGATGCAGATGATGCAAATGATCTTGCAGCACCCGAGTATTGCGAACGTGGTACCGCAGATAGCACAGCAGGTGCAGCAGGCGGCTGCGCAACAGGCGCAGGCGGCTCCTCCACCGGCACAGGGGGAACAACCTCCGGCACAGGGGCCTGTACCGATGCAGGGAGGTGCGCCGGTATGATGCACCGGAGCCTTCCCGGAGACAACAAGCTCGATCCGGTGGAGTTCCTCGACATAACGTCGAGGCTTGGGTTCGAGGCGCTGCACGAGCTTGCGGCCGTGTATCTGGATGTGAAGTACGCCGCGCTGTTGAGTTCTCCCTCCGGCGACGACATGACGAAGTATTCCCTCGCGAGGGCGCAGGGTGTGCGGGAGTTCGTCCGCTGGATCAGCGAGACGCGCGATGAAGTCAGAGAGCTGATGGAGCGGAAGGTATAGCGAGAGCAACAAGGGGACTCGGTAGCGGAATTAACAAGACAACTCGGCAGCGGGATCAGAAGAAGATTAGGGATAGCGAGATCAACAAAGGAGAGACGGGATAGCCCGTCTTTTTCCATATATGGGGGCTTCGGAGCGATGGCTTCGGAGCCCTTTTTTATTGGCCAACCCGGAGAGGGGGCCGCCCGCGTTCGGGGGTATCCGCCGGTTTCCGGGAGCACAAAACAAGGAGGCACTACCGTGGAGAAAGAACTGGATCAGGTACTGGCGCAGGAGAACGAAAGCGATACCGGCGAGTTCGAAAAGTCGAGGGAGGAATACTACCAGTCGATGGCCGCACGCGCTCGCGGAGACGAGGACGCGTCGGAGGAAGACGAGTCGGCATTGGATGAGTTTTTCGGCGAAGAGCGGGATGAGCAACCGGAGTCGGAGAAGGTTCCGGATGTGGAAGAAACGCCGCTTCAGACGCCGGAACAGTCGCAGTCTGTTGAGACGCCCCCCATGGCGCAGAAGCCGCCGTTGATGAAGTTGAAGGTGGATGGACAGGAGATTTCCATTCACGACTACAACGACGCGGTGACGCTGGCGCAGAAGGGATTGCACTACACGCAGCAGATGCAGGCGCTCGCGCCGTACCGGCACGTGTTGAAGGCTCTTGAAGCGAATCCGGATTTGCAGGAGGAGCTTTTGAACCGGATTCGCGGAGGACAGCCCGCGAAGAAGGAAGAGAAGGCCGCTCCCGTCGCGGAGCCGGAGAAGAAGATCGAAATACCCCCCATGCGGGAGGATGAAACCTACGAGGAGTGGACGCAGCGCGTCTTCAAGGAGGAGATTCCGAATCTCGTGCGTTCGGAGGCGGAGCGTATCGCCGGTGCGAAAGCCGCCGAGATATTCAAAACCGAGAACGCAACGCTTGAAGAGGTACGCCGCCGGGAAAAGATTCTCGACGCGGCGCGCGCGGACCCGCTCTTCAACCAGACGGCGCAGTTTATCCGGCAGTCGATAGAGGCCGGGCAGATTCCGCCGACTGTGCTCCAGGCCGCCGACAGCGATCCGAAGACATTCGCATGGTTGTACGACAGCG